AGTCTGCCACGGGACCTGCTTGCTGATGTACGACAAATGCACCATCTTTAGCCGCTCTTGTCGCTGCTTTAGAAGATTGTGTTAAGACCTTTGACGCTGTTGTGGGTATAACATTGCTCAAGGTAAACTGAGCATTGATAGGAACTTGTGTCGCACCAGGACAATAACCTAAATTAAGTGTTTGGATAGAATAAATGGTGCCGGGGTTCTTAATTTTATCGTCTTTAAGATCAACGATATCAAGATCACGATGAACGGCACCTCGGCGCTTAGTGCAAAATCTCATACCAAAAGGCTTGAGTGCGCGATCCAACGCAGCAACCTCATTAACGTCATTCAAGAAAGTGTCAACGGTGTGATTCAAAATATTAGGTTTGAACTTGCACGTGGTAACAGTACCTTGATTGCTAAAGTCAGTTGCGTTTAGATAATAAGTATTTGATTTATAGGTGTTCCTAAAAGTGCCAAAGTCTTGATGAGCATTGCCAAAGTTATAGCCTGCTTGATTTGTAACAGATTTACCAGTTTGACCAATTGTTGCGCCAACGGACGGGGCAGGTTGACACATCCCGTCACTGGCTTGACTGCGTGTAGCTTCAGTAGATACAAAAACATAATTGGCAACAGATGCGCCGGGCATGGACAACAACAATACCTTATCTGCCGTTTGTATGGAATAAGTATTGGGTGCGGTGGAGATGGTGGCCGTAAGCGGCACATTCTCCTCAGATTTGAACTCCATGCGAACAACATTGGCAGCCGACATGTCAGGTATACCTTTGTATTCGGATGGGATCTCTGAAGGTGGATGTGTCACTTTCTTGACATAGGCTGCTCCGGCAACGGTTTCTGCATCAACTTTAGCAGCAGCAACGCGCATAACAGTATTATCCTCAGACATAATAATAATAAATAAAAGATAATATAATGTAATAATGAATTGAAAGCGGGGTTATTTATTTGTGCGATAAATCGCTTTATAGCTTCGATGACGTCGATTTTCCTTATGAATTTTAGAGCTTCCGCTCATGGAAAAATGATTATAGAACATCGGCGACTACCGCACGGTAGCCAGCCGATGAATAAAAAGGGTGTGTCAGATATTTGTGGACATCCAATGTTCTTAAAACCCATTTACCATGAACTTTCGGTGCATAATCAGGATCGAATGTACAACGTTTGAGGAATCCGGCGAGCAATTTAACTTGATCCGCACTAACACGTATGCCTCTCTCACCGTAATACATCGCAGCATATTCGGCCCCACACATTGCCTGACGATAATCCTGAATGACTGCCAA